GGCGAAACCGCCGTGGCATCGGGATTGCTCCCCATGACGGACGCGAACCATTCCGGCGACAATTGGGAAAGGAAATTCGCCATTAGAGCGCTCCGTAATTCACGGTCTGGAAGCCGGCGACAGTGCGGCCGAGAGCCCATGGACGCAGCCGAGCGACTTCATCCGCCATCACGCCCCGGATACGCTGGCGATGGCCGGTATAGCGGAAAGTGTAAATCCCCAAGCCATCCGCGAATTCGCCAACTTTGCGGATTGCGGTCTTAAGGCGACGATCGGAGAAGATCGAGGCCAAGCCACCGACTGTCGACGCGATCGTGCCCACGGTCGAAGGACTTCCGCCCGTGCTGTTGCTGGTCGATTTCTGTCCGGCGTTCGCGATGAGGCCACCGGCCTGCAATCCGTTGCCTGCGACGCCCTGAAGCTGTTGCAGATAATTGTTGAAGAACTGATTGTTCAATTCCGCACCACGCGACTGCAACGCCTTGTCCGTCGTACCGCTTCTCAACAGTCCCGACGCGGCGCCCTGACCGACGACCCCTTGCGAAAGCTGTCGCATCGCGGGCGCATATCCAGCCATCTGCAAATAATTCTGGTAGCCCGCGGGAGCGCCACCGGCTTCGGCCACACCGTTCGCTGCGTTACCAACCGCCGAGACAGTGCTTCCGGGAATCCCCAAAAGGCTCGCGAGATAATTGTTCGCCCCGACGCCGGTATTCGCCATGCCCCCATAGGTGGAGGTGATCAGGCCGTTGTTGACGTTTTCCGACGTCGAGTTCGACGTAGCGGGCTTCGGCTTCAGGAAAGACATTATGCGCTCCACATTTCTTTGGACAGGACGAAAAGCTCGCACGGCCCATATGGCGTTTCCCGAACGCCCACCATTTTACCGCCGGCCCAACGCGCCAGCATTTTCACATCGCGACGAAAATCGGGCACGAGCCCGAAAATCAATTCCGCGCCGTAGTTTTCGAACATTTGACGAAAAGATTCCTTCGCCGCTGCGACGGCTGCTTTGCCGCGCGAGACGAACAGGAAATGGACCTGATAATTGCTGTCGCCCTCATAGTCGAAAAGGGCGATATCCTCGCCCATGACGACAGGCACATTGGCACCGTTCGCAAGCCAATCGCTGCCCGACAGTCCGCGGTTGAGCGGGCTGGCATCTATGGCAGTGATGATGGCTTGGTCGGACATATGCGCGAGGCTCTCAGAGCGGACCCGAAGCCCCCGGCGGTCCTATGTCTGATCGGCGCACAATGGCGGGGAGGCAACAGTCTCGATACTACCGATGCTGTCTCGGGTCAACCCACTTTCCAATTAGTCCCGTCAGAATAAACCGGCGTTTTTACTGCCCCACCACCAACAACAGTTGCCCCGAAAGTCGGAGCCGATGCATCGGAAACAAATGCCCGTTGATAAGGAGTTGCTGCTGAAGGAAGCCCGGCAACCGTGTACACCCCGGAAATAATAACGCCGCTGATCTTAGCATTGCCCGTGACGTCCAATTGTTCGGCAGGAGTGACTGTGCCAATGCCAAATTTGCCAGCGTGATAGGATTGTCCTCCGGCGGAATAGATCGCATAATTCAGCGTTGCCCCGGTCGTTTGGGATTTTATGTAAATACCGTAGCAATTGGTAATATTAGAATACCCACTATCCACCAATAGGCCGTAAAAGTTATCAATCAATCCGCCGAAATTAAATCCGCCACCCGCATAGAGTTGTGCGGCAGTTCCTATGGTTCCCGAAGCATTGAGGTTTTGAACTGCTCCGTTGACTCCATAAGCATTGGTTATTCTGCCAGTAGATTGATTGTACGGAAATCCTCTTACCCCAGTGGCGGTGGTGATCGTACCGCTTCCGGTATTGTTGGCTCTTAATTCTGCGCCCCTGACCCCCGTAGCGTTTTGCGTACCTTGAACCGAAGAATCCCCGAGAATGCCGTAAATGATATTGGCATTTGCTCCGGTGGTTAAATTGGCCGAAGTCGAAAAACCGCACGCGATTTGAAAAGTCGTGGGGTCTGTCGATATATTATAGGTGTTTATCCCGTAATTCGTACTAATTGGAGCACCGTTGAAAGCTCCATGCCCGCTAGCCGTGAGATTGACAACGCCGGTGACATTATTCGACGCATCGATCAAAACGCCGGAATTTTGGACTTGCCCTGCCGTGCCGTTAAATTTCGCGATAGCAAGATTGGTCGAGACCACCGCGGCAACAGGCGTCGCTCCGCTCGACGCCGCCGTTAGCCGGCCTTGAGCGTCAACCGTAAAAGACCCGTAGGTATAGCTTCCCGCTGTGACCGCCGTGTTCGCCAGTGTCAGAGTGCGATTGGCAGAAAGATCGCCGCCGCCAGTTAACCCGGTGCCGGCGCTGATCGTGATCGTCTTGTCCGCTTTCAGCCCGAGCGCGGTGTTCAAATCGGTTTGCGATGATAAAGTGCCGGTGATCGAGCCCCAAGACGTTGCGGGGATCGAGCCACTCGACGCCGCCGTCAGTCGGCCTTGAGCGTCCACGGTGATGCTCGCATGGGTATAGCTCCCCGGCGTGACTGCGGTATTGGCAAGCGTCAAAGTACGATTCGCGGACAAATCGCCGCCGCCAGTTAATCCGGTGCCAGCGCTGATTGTGATCGTCGCATTGGCTTTTGCGTTGAGCGCGGTCTGAAGATCGGTTTGCGTTGACAGGGTGCCCGTGATCGATCCCCAAGTGACCGGGGCGCCTAACCCTTGGACTACCGCGATTACGGCGTAAATTCCTCCACCGCTCGCGGAAAAAGAAATTGTTTCGCTATCGGTTCCCGCGGCGGACGGTGCATAATTTCCCACAGCGGCGGAAGCGTTCGCCGAAGAAATCGTGTTGTTCAATGTCGCGTTGGCAAAAGTTACCGAACCGTTTGCTCGCGTTCCCCCGTAAGTGAACACAGCGCAGTAATTTGTGACGATCGCGCTCAAGGCCTGGGAAGCTGTAGTTCCAGACGTCCGAGCATCCTGCCCTAAACTTACACCGGAAAAGGTGCCGGTTTTATAGACTTCGACGCCAACGCATCCGTCGAAGCTGCCTCCATAAGAAATTGTCACGGAACCGGTCGAAATATCCCCTGCCGTTAAAATCTTATAGATCGTCATCCCGTTGGTATTCGATCCGGTGAGATTACTGATCGAGGTCCACCCGGCCGGGGTTGCGGCATTCCACCCATGATTGGTCGCGATCACGCAAAGATCGCCGGCAACCGAGCCCGCGGGAAAAACCACGGCGTAACTCGCCGCGCTGAATTGGTAAATTGCGGACGCTCGACGAACAGGAGAAGTGGTCCCGCCGCCTCCTGATCCATTAGCCGCAACAGTAATTCGGCCTTGAGCGTCGACTGTGATATTCGCGTTGGTATATGCGCCCGCTACGACCCCTGTATTTGTCAGGCCGACTTGATCGGTGACAATCTGCAAGCCGGTTCCCGGATTGACGTCGAGAGTGACGTTGGCATTGAGGGTTCCCCCGCCGGTCAAACCCATTCCCGCGATGATCGAGCGATTTGCTGCAAAATCATCTATAAGCTGTTGCGCTTGTGCCGCGGTAATCCCCGAAGTGATATCGATTTGTCGCTGCTGCGCCCAACGAATGAAATAGTCGTTGGGCGTGCCATCGGGCCGCACGATCGGCTGGTTGTTGACAAGAGGCTGAAGATTACCCGGCATCGTCGTTCATTTCCATGCTGTCGACGCGCGCAAAAACGCCGTTGTCGGTGACGCGGAATATCCGCCCAGGCGAGCCGAACGATCCCAGCGAATACCACGAATAGGGGTTGTTGACCGAGAGATCAGGATTGACCGCCAATGTTTCCGCAGAGACGAAATTTCGGCCTTGGTCGTCGGAAAATTCCAGAGTGATCCCCGGTGTGAATTCCGTTCCTGAGAGCCCGTAATTGTCCCCGTTGAGGAAAATCGCATAACACGGGATATGCTGACGGCCGGCGGCGAGCGATTGCCCGGTCACGATCCGATCGAAGGGAATTTGCTGTGCGGGCGCCTCGCTATCGGGATCTTCGTCATAAGGCAATTCCGGGTCCAAAAACCACAGCAAGCCCCATGTGTCATCGCCGACGATGACATTCGACCCATAATCTTCCGCATAAATTTGACCGTCGAGCCAATTCATCCCGTTGTTGGCGCGCCAGAACGGCAAATTACCGCCGTTCCATTCCGTCCATTGCTTCGAATAAAGGTCGTACACGAGGGTCGTAAAATCGCCAAGACGAAGCACGTAGAAATCATGCCCGTCCATCGTGAAGGTCCACACCCGCAATTTCGGGGTTTCGATCCGGCCACGGCAAATTACGGTGACATAGGCCGCGGATGCCCGGAGGGTATTCGAGGTTTTTGTCAAGGTCGTGATATATGCGTTCGACGCCCGTACACCCGCACTCGGGAAATTAAACACCACGCGCACAAAGGCTTGGCTCGCGCGGATGGCGTTCGACGTCCCCGTCAAGGTCGTCACATAGGCGCCGCTGGCGCGTACTCCCGCTGTCGCGACCATTTAGACTGTCCTCGCCAGTTTGAAGCTCGCGGCGTTGAACGCCGATGGCGTGAACTGCGCGCCAGTCGCCGGATCGGCCTCGATCACGTCTCTCCAATAGGTATAGGCGGTCGTGATCGGTCGGTTCGATCCTAATCCGGTTGAGGCTCCCGAAATAATGCCCATCTGCACATTGCCATCGCCGCCATCAATTTTCCGGGAGCGATTAACCAAAACGAGTCCGCGAACAGACGTGGTATCTGCCGGAAGATCAGCAAGTCCAAACGTGTTAGATAGCGACGTTGCTGCGGCGATATAGGCCGCATCGTCAAGCGGAGGATTATTGTCAAGAATTCCATAGCCGGTCGTGCCAGTGGATGGTGTCCATGTCAGGCTCGTGTCGGCGTTGGTGTCGATATCGACCACCGACACCGATCCTAGGAAATTGTTGTTAAATGTGCCGGTTGTGTCCCAAATGATAAAATCTTTATGATAAGAAACAGGCGCCCCTATCCGCGCTACATAAACAATTTGAGCCGTACCGGTAACGGCGGTGTTTTTCGTATTTTGCCCTGTAAGATTTAATACCGTGACCCCATTCACCCTGATTTCTACAGTGCCAACCACAGCATCAATAAAAATCTTAGCCTCGATATGATTATAGGCATTGGCCGACACTACCGGAACTGTCGTGGTTCCCAAAAGCGTTCCCAAAGGTGAAGTACTTTGACCCCGATAAACCGAAATAGTCCCGGTAGTCCCTATAGTAATTGATATTTGAGGGGCATTATTTGAATCCCTGATTTCCCATGCGGGCCATGTTGCCGAAGCAACCGGCAAATTTGGGAGCCAAAGACGAAGAGCAAATCCGATAGTATTTATGCTGCCTGAAGGATAGGCAAAACGATATCCTTCATTCACTACAATATTAGGAGTATGTTGCAAAACCCGTTGCGTTGATGAAGGATCAATATCAGCTACTAATGCACTGGAATTGACCTCCGCGTACAGGCCGTTGAGCATAAGAGCCGCATTCGTGCCATAGCGATTGAAGGTGTCGGCCCATTGCAACATGTCACACCGTCCTGTTTAGCTGAAGCTGTGCCGCATCCGCCGCGGTCGGCGTCCATGGTGCGCTCGTGGCCGGATCGACCTCGAAAATATCCTGATAATAGGTAAAGGCCACCGTCACCGGGCGATCGGAGCCGAGCGCCGTCGAGGCTCCGGATTTCAAGCTCGCCTGCAAATTACCGTCGCCGCCGTCGATTTTCTCAACGCGCACGCAGGAAATCATTGCTTTGACGCTCGTAACATCGGCGGGCAGATTTTGAATGCCGAACACCGACGCCGCCGGCAGCGGAAACGCCGCCTGGATATATGACGCGTCGTTTGGCGGAAGATCGTTGATCAAATTGTAGCCCGTCGCACCCGACGACGGCGTCCAAGGAAACGCGATATCACTATCCGGCAAAAGATCGAGCACATTGACGGACCCTAGAAAATCCGTGTTATAGGTTCCTGTCGAATCCCATACGACGAGATCTTTTACAGAATATCCCAGTGTTTGAGAACTTCCAGACGCATTATCGATACCGTATTGATAATAGGAGCCTACCCCCGTGTTTCCTGTGCCTGTCAATACCGGCGTACCGTTGACACGTACCTCGAACGATCCCGAAATCCCCGCCGTCGACTTGAATTCAATATGCTGGTAAGCATTTGCAGTAACCACAGGCCCGGGGGTTATCCCAATCACCGCACCTGCGCCGTAGCCTGTATGTATCGCAATCCGTCCGATTGGGTCGACCGTTAGGGAAACCATCGGGTTGTTTCCCGCATCGAGAAATGTAAACGACGGTACGCACGATGAATTAGGAGGCAATTGGTCAAGCCAGAGACGTTTAGCAAAACCTGCCGTAACGCGCGCGCCTGGAAAAACCCTGCGTAATCTAAGCCCCACTACAGCATTAGAAAACGCTTGAAAAACATGGCGCCCCACGGGCACGTTCGGATCCGGGTCCGTAGCTAGCCCTGCTTGGCTGACCACCCCATACAGTCCGTTCGTCAACAACGATACGTCGGATCCATAGGTGTTGAAAGTATCGGCAAAAATAATCACAGCGATTCTCCGGTCACTTTGGCATAATAAGCGATCGCCTGCCGAATTCGTTCTTCGATACTCGGGTTGCTGATACGCTCAAGCCCCCCGGAAACCTGAAAAACGCCGCCGTCATTATCAACGATGACCATGCTGTTTTTAATCTGGATCGCTGTGCCCGCCCAGGTTCCTCGATCAAAGGTGATCCCTTGAAGGCGAAGAACGGGGCTATCGATATTGCCAGTGAAATACCACACCTCCGTCGTGTCGGACCCCGGCAACCAGAATTGATCGCCGAAAACGACTACGGAATAGATCGGGTCGGGAGCGCGCTCGGCCGTCGCGAAATCCAATGGATCGATCGTAGTTTCACCGGGCTGTATCCACCAGAAACGGCCATTGACGCCCTGACCTTGCGCCGGCACGACGACGACATAGGAAGCGATATACCCAAGAGAAATCACGCCTACATCATCGGGTGTCTCCACCGTCGTCACTTCAGGCGTTCCGCCGCCGGTCAAGGTTGCCGCGGCCCAGGCGATCGAGGCGCCCGTTTCCGTCGTCGGGATGGCGTTGCCGAGCGCACCGATGAGTACCGATCGTACCGAAACCAGCGTGCCTGACACAGCGATCACGATCACGTCGGTATTGACAGTGAGCGCAGTGCTGTAGTCCGTTCCGGGATTTCCGTTCGCGCCGATCGCTCCCGAAAAATTCTGCCACGAAAAGGTGTCGTTTACGCCCAAGGCCACGAGCCACGGATTCGCCAGTGTCCCGGCCGGCGTGCCTGCATTC